CTCGATATCGACTGGTAGTGTGCCAGTTTCGCAATTGGATATTATTCTCAATAAGGATTCGTTATTGAGAATGCCTGCAGTTTACGTGAATGCTGTGCCAGTCGCAGAGGTGTCCACCAAACCCGCACAGTGCCCCAAAATCGTGTATTGTATTCAAGTCGTCAGGAATTGCCACTCTTGAGAACTTACCGAATCGAGGTTGATAGAATCAACCCTGACAAGTCTATCACCAATCTGGTAGAGTATCGTAAGATGCCCAAACCTAAGACTATCAAGGGATCTGATCGCCAACTTAACAACATGGTGAATAAGATTGCCGAAGAACTTAACTACTACCGTGTAGAGTTTAAGCGTTACACTGTCTCCGTTGTTCCCTCCGTTTGATTATCATGTTTGAAGAACTCTGGACTGAGATTGCTGATGCTCCTGGTGAAATCTTCGATGTCATTGAGTATAAAGAAGAATGGGAGAAAGAAGAGAAGTTTAATGTAGAATCTTACATCAACTCTAACTACGATTACTGAAACTCATGAACCGTTCTGAACTGCAAGACGCTCTCATTCAACAGATGTTGGATGACATGGATCTCAAGACTATGACCGCTCTCGTGTATGATTACATGATGGAGGGTTATGATAAGTATTCGGATGCAGAGTTGACTGAAGAGTGTAAAGAATACTACCCCGAATTGTTGGAGGAGTGATACAAATCGTGCGGGAGTTCTTTATACTCCCGTTCGGCCGCCCGACCAGTTGGCGCACTGTCCACCAAACCCCCAGAATCGGCGGATGGGTGCTGTAGGATATGGGGACAGTCAACAAAACCCAATGCGTTACGAAATCCTGGTTCCCTCTGCCATGCACGAGTCCGAGTCCGTTCTGGACCTGGATCGCGCCCATGATATCTGCTACGATTTGGCGCAAGAGTTCGGGTACGCTGAGATCCGTCATGACGGGGTGCATATTGCGGACTATGGCAGCATCATGGAGCAAATCGCAGATCTCCTCTTCTGAGGTGTGACAGTCGGGGGAGTGTCCACCATTCTCCCCATTGTCCCCAAAATCGCCTATTGTATCTTCAGTTCAACAACGCCACCCCATCATGCGTAAAATCGAACGTGAAATGAACGCTGCCATTTCTAACAACGTAGACTGGCAGAAAGACAACACCACTGTTACCTTTGACGCCGAAACTGGTGAGTCTAAGGTATACCTGCACGGCAATCATATTGCCGACGTTGGTGAGACTTACATCCGTCTTTTTGATGGTGGTTGGCAGTCTAACACCACCAAGTCTCGCCTGAATGCTATTCTTTCGGAGCACGGAGAAGCAGGCGATTGTGTATTTCAAAAGAACTTCGATTGGTTCGTTAACATGAACACTGTACGGGGTATTTCCACCGTTCCGTTCTTCTCTTCTATGCGTTTGGGTTGATATAACGGGGGGGGCAACTTAGTCCCCCTTTCTTTATACCCAGGTCGGCTGCCGCGCCAATCTGCAGACTGTCCACCAAACCCCCCAAAGCACCCCAGGACCTGCCATACTAAGCACATGCAAAACAAACACATCGAACACCCCGAAGACACCATCCTGACGGGTGATTTGACTGCCCTGGATTGGTTCCTGGCAAAGGGTGACTTAAGCGTGAAGATCGACGGTGCTCCCGCTGTAGTTTGGGGACGCAATCCTGCCACGGGTAACTTCTTCGTGGGCACCAAAAGTGTGTTCAACAAAGTTAAAATCAAAATCAACGAATCCCATGCGGAAATCGATCAGAACCACACAGGCGAAGTTGCAAAAATTCTGCACGCTTGTTTTGATTGGTTACCTCATACAGACGCCATTTTTCAGGGGGATTTTATCGGGTTCGGTGGAAACTCTGAATACACTCCCAACACTATCACTTACGATTTCGGAGTGACTGTACGTGAGGAAATCATCGTTGCTCCACATACTTACTACATCGCTGAGAATGATTTAAGGGATGCAATCGCACACCCTATGGACTTCATTATCACCGACACAATCTATTGTAAGTTTGTGAAACCGAAGGCACGTATCTTCAGTGGTGATTATACCAGGTGTGCAGGTTCGTTTGGCGATCTATCTGAGGTGATTCAGTTCGCTAAGCAAATGGCACAAACTGTCACCTTCCTGGATGATAAGAAAGCAAAGCAGATTAAGCAGCAACTGAATGCATGTATTCGGGAAAAACGTCCCGTTGTGAATAGTGATTTTGATTGCGATCCTCTGCTGCTTGGGTTATGGGCACTTGTGAAATCTATCAAAGATGATGCACTCTATCTCTGCCGTAATGATGGACCTGGTGCTTATATCGGATACGATCAGATTGATGCCGAAGGTTATGTCTACTCCAATGAGTTCGGTACAATGAAACTGGTGAATCGTGAGAGGTTCAGTTATGCTAACTTCAACAATGCTAAGTTTAACAAAGAGGTGTGCCAGTGAGCGTGCTGTCCACCCATTCCCCAATCGCCCCCCCTCTGCCCCTTATACTGACTTCAGTTCAAACGAAACCCGATGAGCGCCACCACCTACAACGGTTACACCAACTACGAAACCTGGAATGCCGCCCTGTGGATTCAGAACGATGAGTTCCTGTACAACACCGCAAAGGCGATCGTAGAGTTTGCCGAACCCGACTGCACCCCCATCTACAACTGGCAGCGCTTCGTCCGCTGCATGGAGAACGGGCAGCGTTTCACCACTGGCGACGGCGTGCGCTGGGACAGTGCCAAAATCAACGACTTTCAAATGGGTGCGCTATTCGAGGAACTGTGATAGGATAGGACAGGGAACGGGACGCGCCCTAAAGACGCCCAACCATTTGTCTACCCTAACAAAGACACACTAAAATGACTCAAATCAAAACTCTCATCGCTGATAACATCTCTGAGATTATCAGTGATATGAATGAAGAACTGCTGCAGGATCGGATTATTCGTTTCTGGAAAAAGTTGGGTTCTCATTTGACTCTCAATCAACTGGTTAATCAGTATTGGAGCGATGAATCCAAATCGGAGTTCTTTGTGGACTTAGGTGTATCGTTCGGCAAACTGTTCGAACTGTATCTGCCCTTCAAGTTGCAGGAACTCGGTGCATCCGTTCTTCCTAAGTTTTCCAGCGCTGGTGACTTTATCGAAATCGTCGGTGATGACATCCAAGCGTGGGAAATTAAGACGGGACAGGGTACACATATCCAAGGCGCTACGCATTCTCCCAAAGAGAAAAAATCGTTGAATTTGGTACAGGTACTGTGGGCACCAGTTAAGGATAAGTCTCTGGATGAAATCCTGGAAACTGGGTGTTTCATTGAGGCGCTTAATGTCTGTGTCTTCACTGATGTCGTCGGTGAGTCGATTGGCGCTCATAGTGATAACAACTCCCGCACCAGTTTGAAGTTCCCCGTTTCGAAAGTGTCCGTCTGTGAGGATGCTTGTGTGTACGGTGAAATTAAACCTAACCGCACCTGGGTTGGGTTCACCAAACTGCCTGCATAATGCCATTCGTTCGTTAACAGCAGTTGGGGGTATTATGCCCCCTTCTTTATGCGCCCGCGTGTCGCCCCCGTGATCTAAAAACGCCTAACTACCCTAATCTATAAAGTGTTACACAAGCGTTCTAAAAATTCCGCCCGTACTATATAAAATCAAGAAAGGAAAACACAGAGATGCAAAAAAATCCGGACAAAAATTTTACGACTGTAGAGGTTGATCCAATAACTGGTGAGTACTATGTGAACATTCCAGAATGGGTACTAAATGAGTTCGGTTGGTACGAAGGCACCGTGGTAAACATGGAGGTAGAGGGTGACTGCATTGTGATAACCGAAGTCCGTGAGGACTGAACGGAGGTGTTTGACACCTACTAGATAATACTGTATGATACTGAAGTAACGTTACTTTCTTATGGCTAAAGGATTTACTGTAAAGGCAAAAGCGCCCACAGCACAGCAAAGCACCTCAGAGTGGGACTACGACAGAGCAAAAGAAATGCTCAGAGGAAAGTCAGTCGTATTCTGTCTTCCTGGAAGAGGTGTCTCATATACCTATCTGAAAAACTTTGTACAACTGTGTTTTGATATTGTGCAGAACGGCGCAAGCATTCAAATTTCACAAGATTATTCGTCGATGGTAAACTTTGCACGATGCAAGTGCCTTGGTGCGAATGTACTCAGAGGTCCCGATCAGATTCCCTGGGACGGCAAACTGAACTATGATTATCAGTTGTGGATTGATAGTGATATTGTATTCAACACTGAGAAGTTCTATCAGTTGGTTCTGATGGATCAGGATATCGCAAGTGGTTGGTACTGTACGGAAGACGGCAAAACGACTTCTGTTGCACACTGGATGGAGGAGGATGACTTCCGTAATAATGGTGGAGTCATGAATCACGAAACCATTGAGAGCATCTCTAAGCGTCGTAAACCATTCACCGTTGACTATGCAGGCTTCGGTTGGTTGCTCATCAAGCACGGTGTCTTCGAACACTCGGAGATGAAGTATCCCTGGTTTGCACCGAAGATGCAAGTCTTTGAATCTGGTGAGGTTCAGGACATGTGTGGAGAAGATGTATCGTTCTGTCTCGATGCAAAAGAAGCTGGATTTGAAATCTGGTGCGATCCTCGTATCAGAGTCGGACACGAGAAGACAAGAGTTATCTAAGATGGCTGACGTATCTTACAATATCTACTGTAAGGGGCGTAAACTCTTCTCTAACTTGACAGAGGAAGAGTATTTCGATATGATGGAGGACCTGTCGATAGAGTACTATCAGACGGGTTCTCCAAGACCTGAAGATCTTGAAACTGAAATTATTAGGAGATTAACCAATGGCAATGCGTAAGGGTGGCGGTTATGTGGAAGGCGCTCCCAAAAAAACTCGTCAGGGTAGAGGTATGAATACGAAGTACGCCGCGACTTCTCGCAATAAAGCTAGGAAGAAGTATCGCGGACAAGGTAGGGGTTAAATAGGACAGTTATACAAGTCTTATGAGTTGTCTCATCACCAACCTACCATCACAAGAAGTCTGGGTTCGTAAAGAATATCTGACGGATCATCAGAGTGGACACGGTGAGTTTGTAAAGGGCGTCTGGGTTTCGGCAAAGTCGATTCCTGGACGTGCTTTTTATTTTGAGACATATCTACCAGAGTATGCGGCAATGTATGATAAGTTGCCCATTAGTGCCTTTTTATCTCGTCCAGAGACACCAAACCCTGATATGGACTTGCCAAACCTACAGTTTTGGAACTGTATGGACTATGGTGTAGTCAGTGTTGATAAAAAATTCATTGGTAGTATGGACTTTGAGTGTTATACACGCGACTTTGGCATCCAAAAGGGCGTCTATATCTGCACTCTGGACAATTATCACCGAGATCCAGACATGGTTGACTGGGCAACAAGCGAAAATCCTGCCGAACACAAGTCACACAACCTTATTGAGTTGAATAATGGACAATATGCACTCTAT